CAAGTCTGTTAATGCACCTTCCAACTTTTGTAAGTCATCCCTACCTACTTTTGCCCCTCTTTTTGTGTAATCTTTAGATTCAATCATTGTATCATTTTCAATGAGCCCATCTAATTGATATTGACTTGCACTTAGACCAATTAAAAATTGATTATGCTTAGCCTCTCTATGTTCGAGTAGGCTTAATGCTGCAGCTGATATTATTTCATATGCCGCTCCTTCTTTTGTGGGATAAAATCCCATTAATGAATAAAATAACTCATCAATAGGTGACTTAATATATTTTGTCATAATAACATTTTTGAATAAATTCTTAATAAATAATTGTATTTCAAACTGATATTACAAATTTAATATTTTCAAATGATTTATCCTATACAATCTAATATACATCGCGTAGTTTCAAAATTTCAAAAGATTATAAGTAGAAATAAGGCTACTAGCTAGTTATTTCTACCCATATTCTACTTCACTATGTCTTTTTACCCTACTCCATGACTTCATACTTTTGAGTAACAAACAATCAAAAGTATGACAAATTTATCCAATCTGTTTGAGTGGCTGAAGATTAGTAACCGCCCAAAACACCTCAAAGCAGGTATCATTATTTTTATCATCTGGATTGGCTCAGTCCTTCTTCTTACCACCATGACTATCCTACAAGCTGCATTGACCGGTACAATATGCGTATTTGTAGCAATGTGTGCTGTAGAATATATTCAAAAAAGCATTGGTGGGAAATGGGACTGGCTGGACATTTTGGCCGGAATACTCCTTCCTATAATTGTAGTTTTGATTATTTACCTATATGGAGTTTTTAAATGATATCGTCAATACAATCAGTAGTATCCTTTCTTCAATCTTCCTCCCGCTAATAGGAGTATTCATGTTTCACGACGCACGGCGTAGAAAAGAGGAAGCAACAGCTCGAAAGGAAGAAGCAATTGCTCGTAAAGCCGAAACGGACAACATTACCAGTTATGCTGCAGAATGGAAAGAACTTTATGAAAAAAAAGAAGCTAAAGTACAAGAGCAGGACAAAAAGATAGACCAGCTTTATGCGGAAAAGAATGAAGACCGCCTACGAATTCGCGAGCTCATGGAGAAAAATACAACATTGGAATTAGAGAATCAAAAGCTGATTGTAAAACGGTGTGACGTAAGAGGATGCGGTAAAAGACAACCGCCCAATGATTATTAACTATAAAAGCAAGTTTTTTATGACAACACAACCACGAGGCCTGCGCAACAACAATCCAGGCAACATCCGCAACTCAGATGCGACAGACTGGCAGGGAGAGATTCCTGCATCTAAGAAACAAGACAAGGCCTTCGAAGAATTCGAAGACATGGCCCATGGTTACCGGGCATTAATCAAGCTGCTGCAGAACTACCGCCGGAAATACGGATGCCAGACGATTGCAGATTTCATCAGCCGATGGGCACCCAGAACCGAAAACAACACATCAGGCTACATTTCACGCGTATGCCAGGAGATGCAGGTACCGACAACCTACGTCCCGAACGTGGAGGACAAAACGACCATGTGTGCCTTTGCGGCTGCCATTTCCCAGGTAGAGAATGGAGTTCCGGCTGTAATGGCAGATATAGAAAAAGGATGGGCATTGTTATGAGAGTTTTAATCATACTTTTTTTCTTCTTTGTGTGTGGTTCGGTGTTTCTCGGATGTAAATCCGGGAAGCACCTTACTTCAGACAGTCATACACAGATCATCGTGCATGACAAACTGGTGCCGGTATTCCGCCCGGCTGATTCCGCATCCATCCGGGCCTTGCTGGAATGCGACTCGAACGGTCGCGTCGTCCTTTCCTGGTTGGACATGGCACAATCCGAAAACGCACGTCTACGGTTCAAACTGGATTCCATGGGCAACCTGATGACAGAGTTCAAGGTACCTTCAGATACGGTATTCATTCCAGGAAAAGACAGTACAATCATTCAAAAATCAGTGCAGACGATAGAAGTAGAAAGGAGGCTTACCCCATGGCAGAAGTTCTGCATGGTATTCACCATCGTAGTGCTTATTCTCTTTGTGCTGTTTGCAGTGTACAAAATTCGTGTAATCTTAAACAAGAAATAATATGGCTATAGACCAGGTAGCAACCGTCGAGGTCCGCGTAAACGGTGAAGAAGCAAAGCAGGAACTCAAGAATCTGGAAACGATTGCGTCCGGATTAAAAAAGGAGCTGGCAGATGCTTACCAAGCCGGTGATACATCTAAAATCAAGCAGGTCACTTCCGAGCTTCGGAAAACGGAAGCCCAGATTAAGACGCTGAAGAAAGATACCACGGCACTTACTGAGGTAATGAATAACCTCGACAAAGCCACGCCTAAAGAGCTTCGTGCCACCCTGACAGCCATCAACCGACAGCTGAACAGCGGACATATTAAGCGAGGTTCTGCGGAGTGGAAATACTACCAGCAGCAGGCCAAACTGGTGACGGCCGAACTTCAGAAGATAAAGACTGAAATACAGGAGACAGAAGGATGGTTGTCCCGCTTCAACAACGGTTTTGCTAAATGGGGCGGCCTGTTGGCGACGGGTGCAGCCACCATCACGGGCGTGTCTATGGCCCTGAATACCCTTCGCAACAACCGCGATTCAAAGGAATCCTCCCAGGCAGAGCTGAAGGCTTTGACCGGCCTGGATGATGAATCTATCCAGTGGCTTACAAAACAGGCCGAGCAACTGTCCACTACCATGGACGAGTCCGGCCTGCGCATCCGTCAGTCATCCGACGAAATTCTTCAGGCATACATGCTCATCGGTTCCAAGAAACCGGAGCTTCTGAAAGACAAGGAAGCCCTGAACGCCGTCACTATCGAAGCCATGAGACTGGCAGCAGCGGCCAAAATCGACCTGAAGGATGCCGTAACGGCCACCACCGTATCTCTTAACATGTACGGAGAATCAGCTGACCAGGCAGCCCGCTATGTGAATGTGCTGGCCGCCGGTTCCAAAGAAGGTGCAGCCGATGTTTCCGCCCAGGCTGCATCCATCAAGAATGCGGGTGTAGCCGCCTCTGGTGCTGGGGTGAGCATCGAACAGCTGCAGGGTACCATCCAGATGCTGGCAGAAAAAGGGCTGGAGGCAGAACCGGCCGGTACCGCACTCCGTAAGTTCTTCCTGGTACTGCAGACCGGACCGGATGAAACCAACCCGAAGGTAGTAGGCTTGCAGACCGCACTCGAGAACCTGAACAAAAAGTCCCTGACAGCGGCACAGATCCAAACCATGTTCGGCGAAGAAGCCTATTCTGCCGCCACTATCCTGATTGACAATGCGGATAAAGTACGCCAATACACCGAAGCTGTCACGGATACGAACATCGCCATGGAACAGGCAGCCATCAACTCCGACACCAACGAAGCTAAAATGGCACAATACCGCAACAGCATCAAGGAGGCCGGCATCGAACTGATGGAGCGGCTTAACCCGTCGTTGTCACTGCTTACCGGCTGGACGACAAAAATCATCGTGGCCCTCCCTACCCTGATAGACTGGTGCATCAAATATAAGGCAGTACTGATAGCCTCCGGATCCGCACTGGCCGCATATAATATTGCGGTCAATGCAGCCACCATCTACACAAAAGCGTATAACCTGATAGTCAAGGTCGCAACCGTATCGACGAATGGCTTCAATAAAGTACTGAAGCTAAATCCGGCCGGACTGGTTCTTGCCGGACTAACCGCCCTTGTGACATATATATCCACCAAACTCATCCCCAATACAGACGCAGCTACAGAAGCACAGCGAAAGTACAACGAAGAATTACAGCGTACTCAGGATGAACTGGAGAAGTATAAAAGCATTGAAGATAGGTACAAAAATATCGATGCCCTGAATGGCCGTCAGCGTCAGCAACTAAAATCGGATGCAGAGTCCGAACTGGCCATCATCGAAGATAAGTTATCAAAAGAAGTGATAGCTTACCGCAAGTATTATGATGAACAAAAGAAGATTATCGAAGCCCGTACCGATATAGACGAATCACAGCGTAAAGCCTTGCTTCACTCTCTGGACAACCAGGCAGAAGAAAAAGCTGAGTCCTTGCTGGAACTGGACAGACGGCAAAAGGAGCTGAAGAAAATAATCAGCTCCATACCAGAGGAGAAAAATACAAATATCACCACAACCATTACAACCAACGAAAAGACAGTCAAAGCAACCAAAGAAAATCCCCAGGTAACAGCAGAAAACAAGCGTTATTACGATGAACTGACCGATTTGAAACGTACCTATCTGGCCAGCGACGAGATGACACAGCAGGAATACACCCGTTTCATGGAAGACCTGGAGATGCGTCACCTCGAGAATATGATGACCATTGCCGGACTGGAGCCGGAGAAACGCCAGCAGATTGAACAGAAGATTCTCGAAGCACGAATCAAATTTAAAGAACAATGTGCTCAGCTAGACGAACAAGAAGCACAACAGAAATCTGAAGAAGCCTTTACCCGGATGGAGAAGCAATATCAAATGGAAATCCAGGATGCAACACAGCGACATTATACAGGCCTGTCATCCGAACAGGAATATCGTCAGCAGCTACTCGATATTCAGAATGAATATTACGACCAGGTACTTTCTTCTTCTGAAATTTCCGAAGAAAAGAAAGCTGAGATTATTGACAAAAAACAACAGGCGAGCCTTGAAAAATCCCGTAAGAATTATGAAGAAAATCAGCGAAAGATAAGAGAACAGCTATCATTCGCACAGAATATAGGTCAGCAGTTTGGCGAAGCATTCGCAGAAATGCTGACAGACTCAGAAACGTCCTTGGGTGACTTCATGAAAGCAACCTTGGAAATAATCTTGGACAGCCTTCAAAAAATGATGATCGCATACATAGCTGAAACGCAAATGAAAAATATTGCAACCCTAGGTTTCATCGGACTAGCTAAAGCTGCAGCTGAAATTGCATTAATCACTGCAGCCTTCCAAACGGCAAAGGCTGTAATAAATGGTTTTGAAGAAGGTGGCTACACCGGCTCCGGAAGACATGACGAACCCAAAGGAATAGTCCATGCCGGAGAGTTTGTAGCCAACCGTTACGCAGTCCAGAATCCAGCCATCCGTCCGGTTCTTGACCTGATAGACCAGGCACAACGAAACAATACCATCGGCAGCCTGACTGCAAAAGACGTATCAGCCGTATTATCACCTGCAAATAGAATGACAACTAACAACTACTATCAGACGGCCGAATCATCCAGCCAGGAATCAACGGCAGTCATGCTGCAAAATATGAAATGCATGGAGAAACTTCTCAAAAGATTAAACGAGCCGATATTTACCTATACTAAAGCGACTGGTAAAATGGGCGTAAATGAAGCGCAACAGTTAGTAGAAAAAATGAAGAAAAACGTTACACGAACAATAAAGTCATGACACAGCTGTTTATCGATTCAAAAGAAGTGAAGTTACCGAGTAAATTTGAACTCGAACTGGTCACAGAAAATCCATACTTTACCAGAGTTGGCTCGTATACCTATGATATTGAGATAGACTTACGAGACCCTTCCAATCGTGAGATATACAAAAATATCAACCGATTAGATGTAACCACCCGCATAAAAAACCGCAAGGCTATGCTGATTGTGAACGGACTATGTGCGATTAATGGTATTGAAGTAATACTTTCAATAGAATCCTATACAGCGAAGATTCAGATTATAGCCGGCAACTCACAGCTGAATTATGAAGGTGGTGATAGCTGTATAAGACAACTCCCTTTTGATGGAATGTCAATATTACCCAGTGAGGCCATTAATACCCTCTTCGGGACTTATCCTGCCCACAAGGCCGTGTATACGCCAATTATCAGCTATATAGACAAGGATGGGAACTCCAATATATTGAATATGGTAGAAGTTGGTGCAGATATTACGTTTACACGAGCAAACAATATCGCTCCACAATATTATCTGCTATATTACATTGATAATTTATTACAAAAATTGGGGTTTACAAAAGGGAAAAACGAATTGGAGCAAAACAACACCTGGTGCCGTATATTCGTAGCTAACCCTTATAAAAATAGCAACCCGGGAGACTTGCTTCCAGACTGGACAATCAACGAATTTCTCGAACAGATAGAAGTATTCTTCAAATGCATTGTATCCATTGATTCGATAAATGGAGTGTACAATATAGTGAACATAGACCGGTACTTTGACAACGCAGGTATCATCTTTATCAATGAGGTGATAGAGGATGAACTGGAGAAAGTATATGACACCGATACGAGTTATTCGTATGCGTATGACAACGTAGCTTACAATCTTCCGAGTGAAGACTATTACAACTACCTCAAACTAAAAGATGGCATACGCGAAGTCTGCACGATAGAACAGAAAGATTCGTACAGAGATTTCAAGACAAACTACGACCAGTATTTTTCAGGCCCCTATCTGCTGACATCAACAGATTACAACCTGGAATACGTGGTCTCAGAATATACTATCAACGATGAAAGTGTAAAAGGATTAAGAATCGTAGACAGGCTGAGAGATGCAGGAGATACGACAAGTCAAAATAAAACTTCTTTCGATATTATACCGGCACAAGTAGATGCAATCGAAATATACAGTAAAACGACCAGCCATTACTTGATAGGGCCTGCTATAAAAAAAGTCCGTTCTGAAACGGAAAGCCAGGCAATCAATGACCTTATCAACGGTAACACAGATGTAAAAGGTGACATCCCTGATAAATTATATGTCGGCATATATTACGGAGTCTGTGTAGCACTTAACAAGGGTACAGGAGAGCACGAAGAAGCGTATTGGGACAAAATGCCTATGTCATGCCATGATAATTATTTCATAAATAAACCTACTACCATGACCGGTTCACAATCCATACTGGAGCTACCATCATACTCTTTAATATTAGATGGAGATAATGGTTTGTTCAACCAAATATACAAAAGTAAAAGATCCATTGATACGTCCTTGGAATATCATTTCAAATTCATTGCAGACAGGATTTATGAACTGAATAATATTTTTCTAATTTGCAACAAAAAATATTATTGCAAAGAGATACATTATAAAATATCATCAAAAGGCATTGATAAAATAGCTGAGGGGATATTTTATTTAGCGGACCAATAAACAAAAGCAGCTCAAATCAGATTACCCTTTCACTTAAAAGTTCCCTTCAAAATGTTTAGTCTCCTCATGCACTGTCATGTCTGCACCTTTCAGGTATTTATTGGTTGTAGAAATATCCGCATGACGTGCCTGATCACGGGCTATGACGATTCCTTCAGCGTTGGCCAAATCACGGATACCGGAATCCTTCAGAGAGTAGAACTGGTAGCTGTCCGGAAACTTCAGTTTTGCTCTGACCTTATTGAAGTAGTTCCTGTACACACGGGTGGTCACCTTCTCACGTGAGGGCTTGAAGCCCTTACCGAACAGATAATAATCATTGGGAGAATTAAAGACGCCCAGATCAAGCATCGACTTAATCAACGCGTCATTCAGTCCGACCATACCATCCTTCCGGTTTTTGCTGATGCTGGAGCCGATAAATACTTTCTGTTCCTTCAGATTGATGTCAGCCAATCGGATATTGGAGATTTCATCCGGACGGATAAAGGTGTAATAAGCAAACTGGCACAAGAACAGGAAATGTGGATTCTCTTTCTGGAGATACTTCTTAAGTTTCTGAATATCCGGAACCGTCAGGGCCGAACGTTTCTTCTCTTCTTCTGCCAGCTGTCGAATCTTCTCAACCGGATTATGAGTAAGGTATTGCTTTTCCATCATCCAGTTACAGAGTGAAGACAACCAGGTACGGTAGTTATTCCGGGTTCTGGCCGATGAATCCCGGTCAAGCAGCACGTAATCCAGGAAGTCAGAGATGAAAGACTGGTCAATCTGATACGCATACACGATGGCCGGAATATGTTTGGCTGTATACTCCTCAAAGACTCGCAGGCGCTTCTCATAATCCTTCAGGGTATTCTCCTTTATGGTACCAGCTGCATATAGTTTCCCCAGATATATATGATATCTTTGGATAATATCTATATACGGGGTGTATTGCCTGGAGTTCTCTACGTTAGCCCAGGGATTCCATCCGGAACGGAGCTTTACATTAAGATTGGTAATGATTTCATTTGCCCGACGGCGGCGGTCGGTCAGCTTGGGTATTCCATCCAGCATATACTTTTTCCGCTTCATTTTCTGTTCCAGCGGATCGTATGCCGTGAAGTCAATATACCATGTTTTACCAGTATGTAACTTGGGTTCTGTGTACGAAATTACACTCTGAATCGATGCGTTTTTTCTAAGTGATGAACACAT